TAATTACACCATCGCCTGTGGCCACTTCAAAAGGTTCACGCTTATCAGGAATTTTAAAGGCTTGGAATGAGCCATCCTTAAACCAATCATCTGTAATACCAACACCTTCAACAATGTTGATAAATTTTCTAACATCACTCATAGTCTTTCCTTTGTTTCTTGTCAAATCCCATCTTGTCAAACAGTTCTTTGATGTCATCTTTGTCCATCATCTTGCCTAACATTTTGATCTCGTCCATCTTCATTGCTGGATATAATTGTACCAATAGTTTTTCAATCTTGTTGGCTTTTTCTTTCTTACCAGATGCAAGATATGGGTGATAACAACTAACACCTGCTCCAGTGGCAGCAAATAGTTTCCACAATAGTTCTTTGTGATTCTTACTCAAGTCCCAGTGATTCTTATTGACCATTTCGTTAGTCATTTCAATAAACCATTCCTGCGTGTCTCTATCGCCTTGGACACTTGCGGTATAACGCATAAGAATGTAGGGACTAAATGCCTTACGTTCATCATCAGTTAGGTTAGTGTAGAAGTCGTAGTTCTTTTGATCTACTGCTGCCAGTTCTCTTTTGATATCAAGTTTTGCTGTTGCCATCTTCTTCTTTCTTGTGAGGTATTAGCCCTGTTTGTTCAACACCCGCCTTATACCATTTGGTAAGAGGTTCTTCTTTATAAAGCGGACTGCATGTACCAATTCCAACGTTACCATTAGAATCAATACGCATCCTTTCAGTTCCATTAACGATTATGGCGAGAGGAGTGTTCATTGCTAAGATAGTATATTACTTTAACACGTTCCAAGGCTTCTTGTAAAGTGGGATTTGTTTCGGCCGCACGTCTTATATTTCCCCATAGTTGGTCTTCTTTTATGTGTTCATATAGCGGGCGGCCGTCTGGTGTTCTCGGATCTACAGTGTTTTCATATTGGTAGCCTACTAATGCACGATCAGTTTTACCAACTTGTCTTGCGTAGATTTCTTCACCATTACGCTCATAAACATATGAAGCACCTGGAGTTAGTGATCCCATATATCACCAGCATTTTGTATAATCAACCAATTCACTTTGGCGGCTGACTTCTTTGACAAAGTAGGCACAGATTGGTTTAGGTCCTGTATGCAATGGTGTGCATAGCAGTTGTCCCGGACGCATTTTGGGGAAATACCATTTGACATCTTGATAAACGTCAACAATATCAATGTCAAGAAATTCTGGTCTAAATCCGGTAAGTGGATTAAAACAGAATGTTTTGAATCCGCGATCATTGAGACTGGTCAAGGGCAGCACTTCCATATCGGGTCCTTCTGGATCTCCAACAATGGTACACCAATCTAATGGCATTGTAAGTTCATGCGGTCCGATTTTTAACACCACTGCGGGACCAGTAAAACTTTCAAGGAAGATCAACGGTACAAAGAAATGATCAGGGTTTGAACTGTCGCTGTTGTCTAACACAGAGAATCTCAGGTCCTCGTCAATTTCGTCTGGTAAGTCGTTTAAATAAAAGACTTGATTTTCTAGGGTGAGGATCTGCATTATTGGTATTTGACCTTTTCAATTGTAAATGGATACTGTGCTTCTTTATAGAAACGTTTTCGTTCTGTTAGATGCCTCTTGGCATATTTGGTGCTGGCAGTTAAATCCCAGATTTGGACGAAGTCCTTGTCGTCTGCTTTTCGAATGCCACGGCCAATACTTTGTATAACTCTAACAAAGCTCTTTCCGGGCTCCAAAAGAACCAGATTAAAAATACGAGGGATATTAATACCCACAGCGGCCACACCGTAAGTCGCCACAATAATCTTGTTAGTAGAAGTTTTGATTTCGTCATACGATTCTTTTCTATCTTTAGTTTTGACCGCGCCCGATACAAATGCAACATCCGGAGCTTCTGATACTAAATTAAATAATTCGGTTAAATGTGTTTGTAAAAATTGTCCGCTTTCAATTCTATCAACCAATACCAAAGTATTTCCGGAGTTTGAAATATTTTTAATCAAATTACCAAGGTATGACATTCTGGTACTGTCAGTGACTAGATATTTTAATTCTTCTGGATAGCCGCTAAACTCTTTCCACTCAGCAGTTTGAACAATATTTACGTGACAGTTGCTTAACACACCTTTTTCTTGAAGTTCATGAGCTTTGACACGGTGTACAACTTCACCAAGACTGGCTCGCAATGATTGAAATTCATGGTCTGCTTTTGGCACAGTTCCGGTCAATCCCCAACGTATGGGAGCATTGGCAAGATTACGTGTCAATAATGTTTTCAACACTTCTGCTTTGGCCATATGTACCTCATCAACCATCACAGTGGCAACACCATCCAACAATTCTGTCAGTGTCAGCATCTCTTCATCACGGTCAAATTCTTTGGATTTTTTATCAAGAATATTAAGACTTTGCCAAGTACAAATAGTATGTGTTTTGTTTAGATCTTTTCTATCACCATAGTAGACTCCCACGTCTAATTTACAGTTGACAAAATCTTCTTCTGTTTGTTCAACCAAACTCTTGTTGGGTACAATGGTTATTGTTCGACCATATTTTTCACAAATTTTACTCAAAGTTGCGGTGGTAATTGTCTTGCCAAATCCAGTGGCAATTTCTTGAATGCATTGGGGGTTTTCGAGAAATATGTTTACACATTCAACTTGGTCATCTCGCAGTCTAATTTTTTCTCCTGCAAAACGATGTCCTTCTGGCCATGTTTGATCACCCCAAAAATCCTCAGAAATCTTGGGAAAATCCAAAGCCACAGGACGGCGTTGATCTTCAACTTCAATGTAGTAATTCTTTGCTTCTAGAAATTCCAGTACCTGCGGCAACATGCTGAGATAGGTAGTTCCGCCAAGACCAAAGAAACTGATACTACCGTCCCATCGACCTAGTTTATAGGCTGGCCTAAACCGGGCAGTAGGGTCCTCATACTTGAATTTTTTGACCAAAGCCTTGCGTGTATCGAGATCTAAATTAGACACTTTAACATTTACCTCGTCAAGAATAGAAATTTTACATGAGGCCAAACTGAAGATCCTTTTCTTTTTTCTTTTCGGTATAATATATCAAATTTTCATGATTTCCCACGTATTCTCTAATGGAATAATGTACGCCACCAAACCCCATGTTGATTACAGCGTTAAATTTGATATTAGATTTTAACACAGGTTTGGGCAATTTGCTACTGATAAAAACTATTTTGGTATTTTCTGTGATAGGAGAATTTAATTTATTTTCTTTGACAAAAATATTGAATTTTTCGTCAATTTTTGAGTCTAACCTAAACATTACAGACATGCTCTCATTGGGGATGCCTTGTGTTTGTAAAAATTCATAGGCCTGCGTTAATTTTGCAAATTCGCTGCCTCCCGGAATTACAAAGAGGCAGGGGCTCATATGTGTCACAATGTCGGAAAGGCAAGAAATTGGAGTTTTTTCACAATTTATGTGGAGATCGTCATTGGCCTCGGTCTGTAGGAATTTTTTAACATTTTCGTTTAGGTCCAACAAGTTGAGGTATGCGGTAATTTCTTCGGACCATGTAAAAATTCCTCTACGCCTTGCTTCAAACACTGCTGGCAAGATTTCAGTGGATTGTAAATCTGGCATATTTTTGGAAATATTGAGAAAAACTGGTTTTTCTCGGTCTAATGCCAACATGGGAACAAACTGGTCCATGTGATCGCAGACTACAGTTTGTTGATCAACGTAGTTTTGGAATTCTTCATCACACGAAAATTCATCGGTGCGTAGTAGTTCGGATAAAAAATGCACAGCACCTTCAGTTAGAGCGAAAATCCATGCTTTTTTCTCAGGATCCCATGCTGCATGGGCAAAGTCGTCCCGGTGTTTTCTAATGCTCTTGACCAATTCCTCATTGTAGGGGAATTCTAATTTAATAGCACGACTATAGATAGGATCATCAATGATCGATATCAATTTAAGACTGTTTAATTTCCTAAAAGGAAATTTGTAGACCGGATTTTCCAAGAATTTTCCAGCATCTTGCTTTATGAGGTTGGTCAGTGTGGCGGCATGACGTTTTAAAATTCTTACTGCCACACCGGCCTGTTTTTCAGTAAAACCGTTACCACGACCGATTTGGTCTGAGAAGCTGTAGACCATTTGTCTATCCCAATTGTTGAGATTGACCTTTGGTGTAAATGCCAATAAGGTAATTAGGTCTTCTATATTCATGATTTATTATAGCACAATTAAAATAAAAGATCAAAGACTAATATCTTCAAGTCCGGCAGCACGTAGTTTGATAATATTACTCAGCTGCCATTGTTTAATGTCAAGGCCTTTAATAATACCTAACCACTGATTTCGCAGCATGGCAAATTCGTTGATAATTTTTTCCATATCAACCACATCTGCTTCGCCTTCAACATATTTTTCGCAGTCTCGACTGCTTAGAGCACGTTGATAATTCTCTAGATATTTTTTAAATGATTTACTGCGAATACGTCTCAGTTCAATATTGAGATATTCTAATATAGCTTCAACTTCCTGAAGTTGATTAAATCGCTGTTCGACAATACCGGGAAGCGAGGCAGAGGCCCGTTCCACATTTCCGTGGATTTTGACCTCTTTCCTTGCACTTTCGATTTCGTTGTAGTAGTAGTCTAAACAACTTGGAAGGTGTGCTATGTCTTTGGAGACTTTAGCATACCAGGACATAATCAGTCCTGGTCTTCGCCGTAATCGTAATCCGGTTCGTCAAGTTCATCATCTTCTGCATTCTCATTCACAACAAGTTCAATTGCATTGTCTAAATGAGGATCATAACCCATGAGTCCTTCAAGAACAGATAGTTCTACATCCTTACCAACTAGGAAATCAACATAATGATTTGCCGCAGTTTCTTTGTTTTTGTCAGAAACATATTCACGGAATATGTCCCATACTTCAATAATCAGATCTTCTTCCATCATGCTTCCTCAGTTTCTTCTACAGCCGTAATTACAGGAGTAATATCAGTCCATTCAGCCATCATAATAGTTAGCCCATCTTTCTCATTACGTTCCCACGCCTTGCGGAATTGTTTGATAATTTCGCCGTCTTTGGTTGTGTAAACAAGACTGTTGCCTTCCTTCTTCAGAGCACCTTTGGCTTCAAACAGATCAACTAATCCACTAAATGGACTCATGCCTGTTGAATAAGGAATTTCAACTTGGACTGACTCAAATGGTTTTGCGTAGCGTGTTTTCATAATTTTACAAGCCGAACGAATACCGTTTACAGTTGTAGTCTTATTACCATCAGCATCTGTTTTTAATTTCAACTTACGCATAGCAACCACAATAGATGACGCATAGATAAAGCCTTGGCCACCACTGATCTTGTCATCTGGGTCAAACATGTCCTGGCTAGCATATGTGTGATTAGTACAAACTAATCCAACATTCCATGAGCCAAACATGTTTACACAATTACGAACAAGTGATGTAAGTGCTTTGGGTTTACGACCCATATCACCTTTCATCTCACCAGCTTCGAATTGATTAACGTCTGTAGGAGTCAATAACATGCCTAATGAGTCAACAACAAATAATACCTTGGGACGTTGATCCTCGGGCATTAGTTTGTATTCTTTCATAAATTCACTGATGGTTTTTGCCACGTCATCAATCATAGCCATGTTGAGTTTTAACAACTTTTCATCACTAGTATCAACACCGAGATCAATCAACCATTTTTCATCAAGTGCGTTTTCGCTGTCAACTAGGATAACATAAATGCCTTGTTCCTGTGCTGCTCTAATAATGTTTCCAGAGCAGATATATGATTTACCTGCGCCAGATTCACCAGCAAACACAGTGACCTTACCCAAGGGAACTCCTTTAAAGAAGTCCCCCGAGATAAGATAGTTAAGGGCATAGTTACCAGTTGAGATCCAGTCTGTAGGATCGTTGAAGCCAATACCCAAGCCGTCAATAGACTTGGTAATACTTTTACGAAACTTAGAGATATCAAATGCTTTTGCCATTTAACGTGTCCTTATGCTTTGTTACGATTGCGAATCATTGCAATGATATCCGCTGCGCGACTACCTGCATCACCAGTTGCTGGAGCAGATTGCTCTGCTGCAACAGCTTTAGCGGGTGTTGCTGCCGCAGGTTCAAAAGGGACGTCATCTTCATCTACAGGAGTAGATGCTCTCGGAGTTGGTGTAGTGTCACGCGGTGCGGAACCAGTTGCTTGCCCACTGCCACCATAGCCTGCTGGCTTGAAATATTGACCCCAACGATCCATGTCAAATGCGTCACCATCAACGGATGCTTCAAACATTTCTTTGATAACTTTGAGTTCAACCTCACCTGGCTTTTTAGGCAGGAAGCTCTTTAGGTCATGGAGACCATATTGTTGGATAGCTGCATTTTCTGCTTCGCTTAGAGCACGTTCACGACGAGCCCAAGTTGAGGTAGAGTAGTCAGCATAGCCACCTTTGGATGTTTTTGCAACTTTGAAATCTAAGCCACGGACATAGTCTGTTGGCAATTCATCAATTTCACTGTCCATTAATGCGTTCTTGACAATGTTAAAAATCTGACTGCCAATAATAAATCGACGGATTGGATTTTCTGGTGTTTTGTCTTCTTGTAGTTTGCTATCAACTACATAACCCTGGAACAGGTACGACTTCTTTTTCCAGTACTTACGACCCATGTCTTCCAATGATTTGTCTTTAAACCAAGGGCGAACTTCAGTCAATACTGGACAAGTTTCTCCCCACATTTCCATACAGGGAACTTGTACAGTTATGGGTTTGGAGTTGGTTTCACCTTTAATTCCAGCAAACGGCAATTTGATCATTGCACGTTCAATCCAGAAGAAAGTGTTGTTAGGATCCGCATCAGGTAAGAACCTTAGTGTGGTAGTAGTACCTTCTGCTGCATTCCAATGGGGGTAAATTGCGTTGTCTCCACCGTTCGAGCTGCCAGTGTTGTTTTGAGAACTTGCTTGAAGTTTTGCTCTAATCTCTGCGAGAGTTGCCATAATGTTTTGCCTTTATAAAATGTATTATGCCTCTTTCTTAAAGCCAACTGACTAAAAGAAAAATGTGTGCATACGGTTAAGTATACACACATCTATTTATACACGCAACCTATAAGGTTGCAATAATTTGATTTATTTTGCCAATTATTTTTTGAAGTTGGCCAACCTCATAATTGTTTCAAGCGCACTCTCTTCGTGTTTTTGAGCAATCTTAGTAGTTGCTTTAGCGATGCCGCTGGCGCGTTTTTCAGCACGGTTATCTAACCAACTTGCTTCATCGTCCCAATTAGCAGCGGCCTTTGTGTCGCCATGCTTCTTGCTATGGGTAGCTTGATCTCTTGCTCCACTGGCATCTCGTTGGTCAGCATGTACATCATAAGCTGCTGCGTTTGAGTAAGACCTTAATGTGCCTTTACTTAGTTCATTAACTTGTCCATCTTCCTCGTAAGCCGGCATGATGTTATCGTTGCCTACTTCACTGATACTTTCAACTTTTGTTTTAATATTGCCAACTAGTTCTTTTAAACGTGCCAAACCATCATCACCCACTTGTGCGCTGTTGTGGCGCTCGTGCCATTCGTTAGTTAATTTTTCCATAAAAACTTCAGCCATTTGATGTGCCTGTTCGCCTGCTTCTTCGCCAAACTTTTCTGCAATTTGTTTCTTAACATCAAGTGCAATACCTTCGCCGCCACGGAATGGACCAACTTCTGGATTGTCTCTGTTATAGAAACTCTTAACAATTTTAGCAACTTCTTGGACCATTGCTTTAGGATCTTTTGACTCCATCACTCCCGGCGGAGGAACCATATTGTCATTTTCTTCTTGACTATTATGTTCCATGTGCTGTAGTTCGCTCATGGTATCGCCAAGAAAGTCCTCGCTATTAATCAAAGATCGTGCTTGAGCAGGACTCATGTTTAATTCTTTTATCAGCGCCATTCCAATTACTTTTACTAATTCGCCTTCTTTTGCTGGATCATATTTGATGCCCTTGTCTGACAAGAATTTAGCAACTTGGTAGCTGGTACGGTCTTCTGTTTCTTCTGCCACTGGTTGTTCTGGAGCAGGTGCCATTTGTGTATCCGGTGCAGCAGGTGCCATTACAGATTGTGCAACTTCTGGGTTCCATAACATTAATACATCAAACGGACTTGTTTCGGGTGCTGCTCCGCGCAACATATCTTCTAATTTTTGATCGTCAATTCCCACTGAGCTAAAAAATTGCCAAGCTGTTTCACCTTCGGGTCCAAGATCTAATTCTGGACCATTTGACCCTTGCGGTAGTTGAGCCAGTGCTGTTTTCAATGCTTGAATTTGGTCATCTGGTATTGTGCCTTCTGCTATTGCATCTGCCCATTCTTCAAATACATCAAATGCACTTTCTTTAATATCATCTTCGTCTTCACTATCGTCAGCGGCTTCTTCGCCAACATATGAGTCAAGATCAATTTTGTTAGCTTCTTTCATAATGCTATGTAGCAAGGGAAAGAAGCTGGATAATTCTTCTTGAAAACTTGTTTGTGTAAATGTTTGTTTGTATTGTTCCATAGTAACAGCATCAAGTTCCATGATGTCGTCACCCATAGGAGCCTGTCCGCTCATTTCTGCTACCCAAGATTCATAATGATGACGCTTGCCTAGTGCGCCTATTTGTGCTTTGAGTTCTTGTAGTCGGCCTACGGCCCTTTCTGTAATGCCTGTGGCGTCATCATGTAGACTTGTGCGTTGGATTTTGCGTTGAAATTCTTGTAGTTGAGCTATGTTTTCGCTCATTTTGATAATTGCCTTGCCTACTTGATCGTGCGGAATACCACCGTGATCAACGTGTTGTGCCATTGCAAACGCACCTGCTGGATGTATAAATGGATACTTGAAACGTTCGCCGTCTTGATTTTGAATAAAGATTGCCTTGATGTTTTTCTTTTGACTACGTGAGCCTGCATAATTTTCGTCAACTGGATTAGCATGACGAACAATAACTTCAGTTCTGCCTGCCACTGCACGACTAGTTTTTTTACTGCTTTTATTGTTCCAGCGGGATTCGTTCATTGTGTTCATTTCGGGTTCTTCCTTAGCGCCTTGAGTTGCGGCCAAATGTTGAAAATCATTCTTGTCTAAATTTGTCTTGGCGATATCGCGTGTATCGAAACGTAAAAGCCTGCGCATAGCAAACAATCTCATTTCTTTTAAAAATTTGTACCATTCTTTCTTGGCAGGATCATCTTGATTCTCAGTAATACCTTGACTGTAATAAACTTTTAAACTGCCTAGATCGTTTAAGCTAATACTCACTCGTCCCAAGGTGACATTTTCTAACACAAAGTCAAAATCAAAGAACCGTGCTTCTGCAGGGTCAATAGTAACAGCACCAGTTTCGTCCCCCATTTCTAAATTGGTAAAACGGCTGCGAACCTTGTCGAATACATCTTGGGAAATAATTTGAATGGCTTTCATAACTAGTATTTATTAAAATGTATTGATGTATATGGGCAACGGCATTATCCATTCATCCTCTGCCTCTTCACGCATTTTATCGTAGATTGCAGGATCCCATTCTTGTAGAACCATAGCCATACGAAGAGCCAGTAACACACTGCTGACTAAATCGTCGTGCTGACCCACTTTTGCTTCAAAACTTAACCCTTTGGCCACAAATGCTTTAAGCTCCGATATCAACGGTTTGCTGTTGATCTTCATTCTATTGGTTTCAATTAGATGTTTAAGTTTGGCACAGATAGAAATCTTACTGGAATGCGTAGTGTGGAATCCTTTTCTATAACGGCGCACATGACCTTTCTTAATGGGTTCACTTAGAAATAATCCCGGCACACTTTGCTCGCCCAATTCGTCCATTGCTACTAGAGCAGCTTCCCCTACTGAATTATTTTCCACACTATAATACAGACTAAGAGTTGCCCCTTTTGCGGTACATTCATCTGAAATAAACTTACAAATGTCCCGCAATATTCTAACTTGCCCCTGGATTGTTGTTAGATTATGATGCCATTCTCCCACTTGCTCAAAGGTAGGCAATTCTAAAATTTGGATACCTGCGGGATCGCCACCTGTGCCTAAGCTAGGATCTAATGCCACAAGATAAGTATGTTTGGGATTAATCTTTTTATACCAGCGGCATTGCCCCATTTTCATAATTGGTTCTTTGCCTATTAGGTCTGACAGTTTGATACTGCTGATAAGTGTTTCATCAAATACGAGAAATTCACAATTTTTAACCAATATGTCATTAGCATAAAATCTATGATTATTTTCTACATTGAATATATCATATACTGATTCTAGAGTTTTTAACTTAACTGAGACAACTCTTTCTGTTCCCGAATTTACTAAAATTTGTAATCCCGGTTTGAGACTTTTAGCTTCAATAGGTTTATAGCTACAGGTAAAAAAATTATGATCAGGAGTACAAGTAATTGATTTCGTTTCAGTTGTAACTTCTACTGTTTGTTTTTGACCTTTTTCTAATATTCCATTAAAATTACTCCAGCCTGTATCAGTAAGGATTTTAAGACCTAGATTATTTTTTATTAGTATGTCGTCCACGCTTATATCCTTCGGGTTGTTGATTTTCTTTATATTGTTTATTTACAATACCGTTGTTATACCAGACTAATCCTCTTTTATTCAACTGCATTCTTGGTATTCTACCTTTGATAAATCCTTCTGGACATGTAAAACTATAAGTTTCTAT